AATATTTGGAAGGCTGTAGTTGGTGGTGGTAATTCTACCCGCGATGATTATGCATTCGAACATCCAGCAATCTTGCCCGAAATAATTGCGGAACAACATATATTATCTTGGACTAATGAAGGCGATACCGTATTCGACCCGTTCATGGGAAGTGGCACTACAGGCAAAATGGCACTGAAGCACAATAGAAATTTTCTTGGAAGTGAGATTGTTGAAAAGTATTATCAAATATCAACCAAGCGATTGAAAGGTATGCAAACCTTCAACGACTTGGTTGATATGTAATAACTATCTTAGAAAAGTCTTAGAAAAGAAAATGTCCATCTAAGATAACGACGTGGGAAATATTTAATAACCCACCACGAATTCCATGCTTTATTTTTTGGAATGTTTAATCCATAGTGCATAGAATGTCCACCAGTACAATATGAGCAATTACAATCGTGGTGATGCATATCAACTTTTGCGGTTATCACAATGACAGTCCTTGAAGAGCTTCAACACCAGCAGACAAAATTTCGAGCTGGTTAAGACGCGTCTTTAATCCACCAAAGTCAGTTTCTTTATCATCCATCATAATAACGGGGACACTGCGGACAGGATGTCCGACGATTTCTGTTAATTGATAAATGGTAAGGTCTTCACCGACGGTTTCGTATGTGTAATCGATACCTTTTTCTTCAAGATACTTCGTTACGGTTTTGCAATTTGGACATACTGCTGTCCCATATACATTTACTTTCATCGTGTTTATCTCCTTATAAACTCATTCCACCAAGCATGTCATCATCAACATCTTGTTTAACATCTGACACAAGATACGAACTAATTTCCGCTTCTTGTGGTGCGACTTGTACGTTCTTGCCACTAATCCAACTCTTCGTCCATGGTAGTGGGTCGGATGTGGGGTAGTTGAATGGTACTTCATAGCCAAGCGTTTTCAAACGGCGGCTTCCGATGAAATCAACATATTGACAAAGTATTTCTTCACTCAAGCCAATCATAGAACCGTCTTTAAACAGGTACTTAGCCCATTCTTTTTCTTGTTTGATAGCGTTTAAAAACATTTCCAAAACTTCATCACGACATTCTTCTGCTATCTTAGCATAAATTGGGTCGTCGTTTGGTAATGTTTTTAAGAGCCATTGTGTTGCACCAAGGTGTAGGTTTTCGTCGCGACAGATTAATTTAATCTCCTTAGCATTACCTTCCATCTTTTTGTTTTCTGCAAAGTTCCATGAACATGCGAACGATACATAGAAGCGAATACCTTCTAAAATGTTAACACTATTTAGTGCTAACCAAAAAGTTTTCTTGTGTGCATATTCGTCATAACGACCCAAAACGGTGAATACCTTTTCAAACCATGCTTTGTTTTGCCAAACAGTACGCAAGGCGTTCCAGTTACCGAGAGCGTCGTAATATTTAGAAACTTCCGTAGCACAATCCAAAATTTCTGGAATGTCTGTAATCTTATCAAATACTTCAGACGGATTGGCATAGATATTCTTAATGATGTGTGTGTAAGCACGACTATGAACCGTTTCGTTCGTTCCCCATGTTTCAATCCACACCTCAACTTCTGGTAAGGTTGCGATAGGCAAGAACATCAAATTAACACCACGACCTTGAACACTATCCAAAAGAATCTGGCGGAACAAGTTGCTCGTAAAGATGTGTTGTTGTTCTGGCGGTAAGTCGCGGAAGTCTATTTTATCCTTCGATAAATCAACTTCTTCGGGTCGCCAAAAGAACGACATTTGCTTCTCTGTAAAATTTTCCATAGTCTGGTATCTTACTTGGTCGTACCGTGCTATTTCTGGACCACCATTAGGGTCAAAAAACATCAACGCCTCTAGGTGGTTTGTTGCCTTTCTGTTAAATACTTTTCCTGTTATCTGTTTCATATAGTTCTCTTTTTATTTTATAATTTGCACGCTGCACAGCTTTCGTCTTCGTAAAAATCACCGCTACCATCATGCGTATTTTGATAATATAGTGTCTTAATTCCAAGCTTATATGCATATACCACGTCTTTCATAAGCTCTGACATCGGTACTTTATTGCCCTCATAGTTTGCTGGGTTGTACGATGTGTTTGTTGAGATAGACTGGTCTGTCCACTTCTGGAAGATTGCTGCTATTTCAAGATAACCACGCGAGTGCGGCATATCCCAAAGATATTCATACTTATTCTTCAATCCGCGAATTTCTGGAACGACTTGCTTCAATGTGCCATCCTTAGAAGCTTTGACACTTACAGGACTGCGAGGTGGTTCCATGCCGTTGGTTGCATTGATAACTTGCGAAGATGATTCAACAGGCATCAATGCCATCACGGTAGAGTTTCGCATTCCGTGTTTCTTAACGTCGGCTATAAGCCCAGTCCAGTCCAAGTAATTTTTCTTATCGCCAAGTACACCATCAACTTCCTTCTTATAGGTGTGTATAGGAAAGATACCTTTCGAGTATTTTGTTTCATCAAACCAATCACATGCGCCCTTTTCCTTAGCGAGTTCCATGGATGCTTTGATAAGATAATATGACATTGCTTCCGCATATTCATTTATTAGGTCGTTTGCTGTTCCATCTGAATACTTCATATCATGCTTGGCAATAAAGTACGCAAGGTTACAAAGACCAATACCCAATGAGCGTCGCTTCATCGCTGGCACCCCTGCTGCTATCATAGGATAGTTTTGATAATCTAAAAGTTCATCAAGAGCGCGTATAGCAAGAGCACATGGTTTCTCGAAGTCTGATGGTTGGGTAATTGCGCCCCAGTTAAGCGAAGACAATGTACACAATGCAATTTCACCATACTCATCGCGGAATTCTTGTGCTGTTGTATATTTGAATTTCTCCAATTCCGAAGCAATGTAATCCCGACGACTTTTTCTTGTTAGTTCGGCAGTCGGTAATGTAATTTCAACGCAAAGGTTGGACATGCGTACTGGACTGGATTCGGTCAAAAATGAGCTATGTGTATTTGAATGGTCAACGTTCTGAATATAAATTCTGCCTGTATTGTTGCGTTCCATTAATGTGTTCGATATGTGTTCCAATGCCGAAACTTGTGTTTTGCGAATGGAATACGCACGCTCGTACTTTTCATACAATTCACCAAACAATACTTGGTCTTCGAAGAAAGCGTCATAAAGGTCAGGCACATCATGTGGACTGAATAAGGTTATTTTTTCGTTGCGTATCAGACGACCATACAAATAACCATTAATCTGGACACCGTAGTCCATATGCCGAACACGGGTTTCTTCTGTACCCTTATTATTTTTGAGAACGATTAAGTCTTCTGCTTCCAAATGCCAAATGGGAAAGTACACCGTGGCGCTGGCACCACGTATGCCACCCTGTGAACAGCTTTTTAAAGCTCCCAGCATGTATTTGTAGTAAGGTATGTTTCCTGTGTGAAAAACTTCACCACCACGCACAGCAGAACCCTTGGCACGAATCTTACCCACATTCAAACCGATGCCAGCGCGAAGGGATGCATAATCCGCGATGCTGCTGGTTGTTTCGTTAATAGAAGCCAAACTATCACCAGTTTCAATCAACACACAGCTGCTGAATTGTCTAGTTGGTGTGCGAACACCCGCTAACAGAGGTGTCGGTAGTGTTAGTGTCGATTTCGTGCCTTTTGAAATCGCATCATAATAATCACGGATATACTGCATGCGGGTTTCTTTAGAATATTTCCTGAACAGAGTAGCAGCAATCATTATATATGCCATCTGTGGGGTTTCATAATATCTGTGCGTCGTTCTGTCTTGAACAAGATACTTACCACGAAATTGTTCAACAGCCGCAAACGATAACCTAAAATCGCGTTCATGTTTTACTATTTTTTCTAAGCGGGCCCATTCATCTTGGTCGTAATGCTTTAAAATGTTTTTGTCGTATACCTTATCTTCGATACATTTCAATGCATGTTCATATAATGTAGGCGGTTCAAAGCATTGATATACTTGTTTGCGCAAAGTAAAGATAGCTAAACGTGCGGCCACGTATTGATAGTTGGGTGATTCTTCGGATATAAGGTCAGCAGATGATTTGATTAGTGCTTCGTGGATTTCCGAAGTAGTAATCTTATTGTATAGTTGCATCTCAGTTTTAATTTCAATCTCCGAAACTGATACGCCTGTAATCCCTTCTGTGCCCCAAAAAAGGACTTTGTGCCATTTATCAAAACTAAAAGGCTCTGTGTTACCATTGCGTTTGGTAACGAGTATCGGTGTTTCTGTCATTTTATGTTCCTTCTTATTATTATTTTTTTGTAACTTTTATAACTTTGATGCCATTTTTCTCAAGATATTCTATGCCTTCTGTATTTCTATAAACCTCCGCATAGTATACATCGGTTATTTTTGCATCAACCAACTTTTCAGCGCAGCGGATACACGGACATGTTGTGATATACATACTAGCCCCGGCGCTAGTATCGTTGCATGTGATTAATTTTTTTAAACAATTCTCTTCGGCGTGAGCTACGCCGGGCAACGTCAATCCATTCGTATCTTCGCAATTATTATCTTCTCCAGCTCTAGTACCATTCCATCCCATTGAAATAATTCTACCATCTCGTACCAAAACCGCACCAACTTTTCTTCTTTCGCAATACGACATTAATGAAACTGCCTGCGCAATCCCCATATACATATGGTTATATTTTTGTTTCTTTTTTTCGCAATGTTCTTCCACGTTTCCACCCTTTGGGTATTCGTTTATTTTTATCATTCCATTTATTGTTAATTCCATCGGTTATCCAAATACAATCTGATAGTTTTCGTTTACGAGGTAGTTTGGCTATTTTAGATAAATGTCCATTCTGCGCATTTATCTTACCTTGAACTTTACCACCCATCGAGGCGATTTGGGGTCTAAGTGTGGGGTCAAAAAAAGCATTAACTTTTCGTTTTCTACATATCTCTGCCGTTCTTCTTCCATTTGCGCTCCAATCTACCATTTTTCGTATTCTGTGAATATGTCCATTCTGCGCATTTATCTTACCTTGAACACTACCACCCAAAGCCGAAAATAATTTCTTCCGTTCATCAGATGAAATCCCCTTCATAAATTTATAGGCGACTTCATCTTCTAATCTGTCGTATATTTTCCATAACAATAAATGTGCTAAGATATGTTGTCTAAATGTAAGTTTTACGATATTTGCTATATCATCACTACCTGCGCAATGACGGGGAACAATGTGATGTTTTTCGGTGTATACGCTTTCGCTTAGGATTTGCATTTGCCCTTTTTGTATTAATTGATTATACCAATTTAAATATTTCATGCCTATATTTATCATTCATGCAGAAGCACTTACAATACAGGTAGTTTTATTTATTGTTGTTATTATTTTTTCAGTATGATATCAGGAAATTATTGATTCGTCAACAATAATTTTTAAATAAATGGGGGGTTGACAAATGTTACCAATTCTATTATACTCATTTGGCACATATGTGTATGACACCAATTTGGTGACCTTTTAACCTTTTTGAGAATAATAATAATGATAGAAAAGGAAATCAACTTAAACGACGTGGTCAAGTACCTCAACCGTGCGTTTTCCAAAGCGGCATACAATGCCTCCAATAGCTTGGGAAAAAGTGCGGTGGGTTTTAAAAACGAGCAGGGTGGATGGGAAACTACCAGACTGTATGACTATCAAGTAGACTTTGCTTACTTGATTAACAAAATCCAGCGTGAGCCTACTTACGCATCACGGAAAGCTATACAAGCTGCGAATGATTTGATTCGCGATTTGGAAACAGAAGCATAATACGTAGTTTTAATTAACGCATAAATACATGCATGTTAATTAACGATGTACTATATTCCGCAGACTATAGCGAGTTTGCACCTATTGGGGAAAGCTGTCAGCAATTCTTTGAAGAATCTGACGGTTTCCCTATGGTCAAACTATTACCCAAATCTTACGACGACTTCCAGAAAGTAAAACTACGGAAACGTAAAAACGGCGATAGCTTCGCAGCGTCTTTTAATGAAGCGTTCCAACACGAAATATATCATCTTCGCGAACGCTCGCTATTCGCAAATGGGGAAATATACCTTAAAGACAATCACAATTTGGACGATACAGTTGAACCCTTTTATGTATTCCCGATAGATGGATATGATTTTATATACAGCAGAGAAATTCGCGATTCGGCTGAAAACTATTCCACCGTATTCAATGAAATCTTTAACCAATTAGGCGAAACGTCTGCCGAAAAAGTTTTTGCGGACCTTGTTAAATTCAATTACACATCAACCGATTTACGAGAAGGGTTATCCAGTGGTGCCGAAATAATCGTATATGGGATACCGTATTACTACACGATTCGCAAAACAGCAGTTAAAGATTACGAAAAGTTGTTGACATCCATTTAAAAGCATAGTATCATATATACCATAACAATAATAAGAATAAGGTACATTAATGGATAATTTCGCTGTTTCTCTACAGCAATGTTGGTTAATTTACGGCGAACGATACACATTTATAGAACGCATCAAATGGCTTGCAACCTGTCTGATGATATTAAATGTTGTTGTTATCGCCGTGTCACTGACAGCAGCAAACTCGCCTTGGACTTACACCAGCTTCATTGTAGCACACCTTTTGTGGGTGTATGCCGCGTGGAAAACTGGCGAAAGACAAATAATGGTGCAGTCACTAGCGATGATTCCCCTGAATATGTACGGAATTTATATACGATAATAATAATAAATAGGAGTAACGTATGGAAATAATAGTAATTAAGTTAACGACTGGTGACGAAGTCATTGGTAAAAAAGTAAACACACCGAGCGGGGACAAATGGACTGACTCCGACAATGGCGATTTTGTCGTTCTTGAAAGTGCACGCACTTTGGTAATGCAACAGACGGATAGCGGTCAAATCGGATTAGGCATGATGCCTTTTATGCCATCAGCAGACAATCCTTCTACAGACGGCGAAAGTGACGTTAAGATTTACACAAAATTTATCGTGGCAGAGCCTGTAACTGTACCGAAACCATTGGAAGATGCGTATATTAGAAGTACATCTAAAATACAATTATAAACTAAGAGGGAATTCATGGCAATAGTAGTCTATAAATGTGACGTTTGTAAACGTGACATCGAACTCGAACAAAACATCAAAGGATTAGAAAATATCCAACGTTGTACAATTACGCACGGATGTCGTGGTAAGTTGTACCAGACGAAGGTTTTAATGGATTATGTTCGTGGGAGACTACCTAACCAAGTAGCAGGGCTGGACGATTGGCGACAACGGAAAGTACTATATAATCATTCACAAACGATTGAAAGACAGAATTGGGCAATTAACCACGACCTCGGAACGTTTCCATCGGTATCTGTATTTGTTAATATACCAACAGAGGCAGACCCCAAGAATCAACAAGAAATCATTCCGATAGATATTGTCATCGTAGACGAAGATAATATTTTGCTTAAGTTCGATAGACCGTTGGCTGGTTTAGCTCAATTAGTGGCTAGACAGTCCGACCCAAATTTATTACGGCCTTATGTCGGAATAAATATTGCGGTGGAAGAATTACAACAACTATCGTTTACTGGTGATATTGCAATAGCTACAAAAATATCAACGGTGGGTGATAATCAATTCATTGGACTTGTAGTAGAGTATACAACAACAACCAATGCGGTAATCAACCATACCTACAACGACGTTGATAATAACGAAGTAGGTACAAATTCACCGTGGAGTGATATTGATAGGGTGATTATAAAGGGGAAAACCTATACTGTACGGAGCTTTAATGCTTTGTTGTCAGAAATGGAAACGGAAACTATTGGTTCTGGTTCTACGTTCAGTATCACCAATATTACAACCAATCCTGCTGGCTCACCGCCAAGTGCACTACGCACAATCAATCAAGACGAGGTGCTTATTTTATTTGCATCAGCGCCGTTTGATACTATAGATAAAATTACTTCACAATACATCGACGTGTATGATGTAATTGCATCTACTAACAATTTCACATTTGTATACGACACAGGTGAGTTCTTCGCCGATAAGGAAATCATACAAGACACATATCCACCTATTAGGTCTGTACAGATATAACATAAGAATAAAAACAAATGGATAGTAAGAAACAAAAATTATTAATAGAATATTTAATATCTTCTACTGATACGTTTGCGCTTTGTCAAAACATTGTAGTTCCAGATTACTTTGACCCTGAGTTTAGACAATCAGTAACGTTTATAAAAGAATATTACGACGCATACAGTTCTACACCGAATCCGCTACAAATAGAAGCAGAATCGAGCATAACTTTCGGTACGCACAATATTCAACCAGACGAAATTAAATACTGCGCTGCAGAAATAGAAAAATTCTGCAAACATTCCGCGATGCGTAAGGCATCTAATGCGTTACCTGCACTTATCACGGAAGGCAAATATGCAGAGGCAGAGGCTATGGTAAAGGATGCCGTCATGGTATCACTTACCAGCGAATTAGGTTTGCGATACTTCGAAGACATTGATGGGCGCATACAGCGCATGTTAACCGAAAACAAAACCAATCCTACGTACTGGACTGATGTGGATGATGCGTTATTCGGCGGTATATCAAGAAAAGAATTGTTGCTCTTAGCGGCGAACTCTGGTGGTGGAAAATCGCTTACGCTTGCGAACTTGGGATTCAATTTCATGACCCATGGCTTAAACGTGCTTTATATATCATTGGAATTGGACGAAGATATTGTAGCACAACGCTTTGACAGTATGTTTACGGGTATTAGTCGTAAAGTATGGAAGGATAAGGTAGACGAAGTTTCTACCAGACTTCATGCTGCCGCCACTGAAGATAATATGGGCATATTGGATATTATTCAAATGCCATCAGGAACGACGTCATATCAGATACGGGCGTACTTAAAAGAGTTCAACCTTCATTATGGTATGATGCCAGATTTGATAATTTTGGACTACCTCGACAATATGTCACCGAACGAACATGTATCGGCGGATAATGTATTTGAAAAGGATAAGCGCAGTTCTGAACAATTTAGACAGATTTGTGTTGACTACAATATGTATGGAGCGACAGCTTCACAACTTAATCGTGGTGCCGTTGGTGCGACCGACCATGACCATTCGCAGATTGCGGGTGGTATTAGTAAAATTAACGTGGCTGACGTATACATGTCAATCATCTTCACAGAGCAGATGCGCGCTATGAACAAAATAATCTTCATCCTTCAGAAGACCCGCAACAGTGATGGGCTTGGTAAACAAATTCATCTTAGATGGGAACCTAAGTATCTACGAATTGTCAACGAAGCTGATAATACCAAACCACAACCATTGGAAATAAATCTTAGGAAAAAATCCGAAACAACGGAAGAATCAAATGATTTATTGAGCGATGAAACGCCATCCAAAGTAAAGGATGGTAACAAATTAATGGATATGCTCATGAGCAGTACCCTTTGATAAATAAAGTAACTTATGCATAATAACAATAATAATATAGGAGAATAATATGCCAACAGTAAACGACATCACAGTCCTTAACATCGATGAAGTACCATACGAAGTATCAAGCCTTTCTGAAGAAACTCAGGGTCTTGTTGAAGTATATAACAATTGGAATCGCAAAGAAAATGAAGCACGCGGCGAATTAGCCATACTTCAAGCAGCAAAACAGACGTTATCTGCGCAAATCGTTGCTAAAGTACGCGAAGAAACCGCTGCTGAAGAGGTTGCCAACGCGGCAGAAACGAATGTTACTACGTCCGAGGCTGATATTGAAGTTCCCGGTGCCGAATAAGTTTTATTCGGGTTAAAATCATAAAAATCCCCTATTAAGGGGATTTTTTTCGTCTACAAAAATGTAACTACATAATCTAAAAAGCATAAATAGTTAAGAATATTCACAACTTTGGAAAAATATTATGTCTTTATTGAAAACCTTTATGGAAGAAATGGCTGCTGGCGCTACAGGCGCGGGTGCAATATCCACTGGTGGTGGTTACGAAACCGTGGCTGACTACAAACCTAAGAAAAAGAAAAGTAAGGTACAAAGGGAAGGAACGCTGTTTTCTGGTGGTGTTGTCAACGGTACGAAACGTAACGTTTTGCGCAGGGTTATGAACATGGAAACCGTAAAACACAAAATGGGATTCTTAGAATCTTTGGGCGTAGACCATGGAAAAACAAACTTTGACTCTTCTGATGTTCTATCCAAGATAGATTCAGCACAAAAACAAGAGCGGCTCAACGACGATACCACAGCATTCGGACTTGAAGATGACGAAGGAAACCTTGTGAAAGTATACGTCAAGTCAGACCAAGCCGAAGAATTTGAAAAAACCTTAGCCGCAATGTTGGCTGGCCAGTTGGCAGATGATGGAAACGACACGGATGGTAATGCAAACGCAAAAGAAATAGCGGAAGTACTATATGAACTAAAAGACAAGTTCGACATCGTAGATGTTGAATGGCCGGGTGTTGAAACGGACGAAGAAGAGGAACAAGAAGTTGCTGACCCTGCTATGGCTGGTGGTGCAGGTGGTGCAGGTGGTGCCGAAGGTGGTGAAGCTGCTGGTGGCGAAGATATGGCTGCTGTAGATGGCGGCGATTTAGGTCTTGAAGGTGGCGAAGGCGAGCTGGATGGACTTGGTGACGAAGAAGGTGACATGACTGCTGACGGCGACGCAAAATCTGCATTACAAGCGGTAATTGACGTCATGAAGGCTGATGCAGAAGCAAAACAAGCGGAAGCAGAAGCTCGTACAGCAGAGGCTCGTGCTAAAGAAGCAGAGTATGCTGGTCAGGCTGCGGCGCATAAGGTTAAACGCGAAGAACAAATATTTGATATGGAAGCTGGTGAAAAGGAACAGAAAGACCGTAAGAAGGAAGCGGAGCAGATGGCTAAGTTAGCAAGATTCCAACATGGCAAAGCACAAGATGCCGAAGCCAACCTTTCTTTTGAAAGTGTTGAAAGCGATGAAGACGATGATTCTGAAGAAATTACACTACGCGAATTAACCGACCTTATATTTAAAAATTTAAGACATCAGGGGTAATCGTGGCGGAGCGACAAAGTAAGAAGAAGACAGATACCCAAAACCTTGGGTTATTTAAAGAAACACTGTCTGTAATGTTCGGACTACACCCAAACACAATAGATAGGGTTATGGCTGTTGTTAGTAACAGCGAAGATAAACTTAATGTTAAAACGTATATTACCAGAGATAAAGCTGGTCCACGAGCGGTTGCATGGCTACGCAAAGCTATTGAGTATGCACGACACGAAGGTAGTGCGAAACATGAAGATGATGATACCGACTTCGAACTTACAAAAGAATTTGACATAGAACAAACCGCGCGTGATGAAAGACCGCGAAGATTTGAACAACCACAGGATGAAATAATAGATATGGACAAACCAATCAAAGAATGTACATTTAGGGATTTCCTTATGATGGAAGTTGAAATCAGCGATGACCCAATACAAGGGCGACTTGATGCACAAGCTGCAGCAAGAAATCCAGACAGATATCGCAAGGAAAAAATAAAAGATAACGTTAATACGAAACGCGATGTCCAACAATCTCAAGATGACCCACACAAGGCAGAAAAATTGCGAATTTTACAACGCAAGATTCAAACACAAAAAGACGAAGAACAACTTTCAAAGAAAACACAACAGGAAGTTGGGGCAGCTCGTCCAGTAGCAGGAATGGCATAATGAAATTAGATGAGTTGCTTTACGATTGCGAATGTGTTATAGTAGACGAAGACGACAACATCTTAGACGAAGCTTCTGTGCGACAGTGGAAGAAAACTAGCAAAGGCAGAACCATGAAGTATCGTTGCTTATCTGGTCCAAAGAAAGGAAGATTAGTTTCAAAACCCGGCGGCTGCGCCACACGTAAAGACCCAAAGAAAAAACGCATTGGTAAGAAAGTGATGCGTTCCAAGAAAAATATGATTCAACGCAAATCTGCTATATCCAAACGAAAGGGTATTAGTAAGATGTTAAAGAAATTAAACGCTCGTTTAATGGGCAAAACTTAATAAGTCTGACATATGAAAGGGAAAATATTGATAATGGGGTTGCCCGGTTCGGGCAAGTCTACGTTGGCACGTGCGCTATTAGATGTAATTGATACTGCTGTATATTGGAATGCGGACGAAGTTCGTGCAAATATAAATTCACACCTCGGTTTTTCACTAGAAGATAGAATCAAACAAGCAAAAACCATGAAATGGCTTTCTGATAAAGTTGTTGAATCTGGTAATATGTGTATAGTGGATTTTGTATGCCCCACACCAGAAACACGCGAAGCTTTTGGGACAGATACTGCATTTGTTATTTGGGTTGACAGAATAGATAAGGGTAGGTTTGATGACACAAATAAGTTATTCGTTCCACCAGAAAAATACGACTTCAGGGTCGAAGATAAAACTATCGACCCTGAAGTCGTAGCAGGACAAATACTACACTATATCTTTTAATAAAAAATATCAATCACTAGCCGGGATTCTGTATAACGGTAACCATTCGTCTATTGGCCGCGACCCGTTCATCATAAGGTGAAACTTCCCTAGAACTGTTTGCGTTGCAAGCCACGTTAGTAGTACAAACGAATTTCTTCTCCTACCAGTTTCGAGCCTGTCCCGAGCTTCCTCACAATAGTGCGGTTACCCAGATTGATATTTAAACCTTTTTATGTTATGTCTTTAAGGACGTTTGCTGGATTATCAACGACAGCACCAGTGTCTGATAAATCAGCCGATGCTTGTGCATACATTGCCTTAGCATTTAGTGCGTCGCCTTTACTCATTGTACGAAGCGAACCAACATACGCGGTAGCCGTAGCTGCGCCTGCTGCAAAGCCGCGAGAATTGTTACCAAAACTAAGTGAGTCTTCTGCGGCAAAACCATATGAACTACCAACCGAAATTGCATCTTGGTTGGAAGCAAGGAATAAGAATTCCCAACCAGCATCTTTGCGTTCTGTAATTAATTCAAATATTTTATCGCGCGACCATTCTTTGCTGGCATTTTCGCCACCATCTGTTACAATTACTACGATAGTTTTACCATCGTCAGATTTATATTTTGTGGCGTCGCCCACAACTACACCGATAGCATCCAAAAGTGCCGTATAACCGCGTGGTCTTAGTGTGTATTCTTCAGCTTCGGTGATATTAACTTGTTCACAAACAGTATTAACAGTATCGTCAAATTCTACGATTGTTAATTTTGCCTCACCAAGTTCAGCCTGTTCTTTAATGAATGCATTGAGTCCGCCTTGTGCGTCTTCTCTTATGCTACCCATTGAACCCGAACGGTCAACTATACATATGATTTGGTCTGTGCCTTTGGACTTGCCTGCGGCTTGGATTTTTGCTTTTACTTTATCTTTTACGTCTTGAAATAAATCTTCTGACATGGATTTTCTCCTTATTGTTATTATTATTATATGGAACTATATAAGTATACCACACTATAATATATATTGTCAAATTTTCAAGACGTACAACCTAAGTTAATTTACAATCATCCACCATCTGACACAGCATACGTTTGATGAATTTCTTCTGGATAGTGGTCAATTGTTGGGTCATATTTGGGGATAGTACCCATATTGGGGCTTGTCGTACCCAAAGTGGGGATGGCGGCTTTTACTTCAAGCTTTCTTCGTTCAAATGCTGCTACAATTTTAGAAAAGTCAGGTGGGTTGTTTTTCATGTCATAACCTAATTAATTGGTGGTCCTTACTGGAGTCGAACCAGTATCTTACCAATTATGAGTTGGCAGCATTAACCAATTATGCTAAAGGACCGAAGACGGTATTATATCAGATTGTAACCTTAAAGTCAAGATTTTAACGCGCAAATCTTTCTTCAATCATCAGCTTGTAAAACCCCTCTTAGTTCATTAAGACCATATTCACGACACCACGATTCCAACAAAGCGGTTTTATCGACTTCGTAATATTCTGCGATGTGCGGAAGTACTGCCATCATTCGTGTCATAGCATCTGGGTCTTGGTCACCAAGCAACGCTTCAAATAATATAGGATGACTGAATCTATAAAATTCATTAAGGGTTTCTGGTGCCGTCCATGCGAGGTCTGCTTCGGGGTCATTCAGTTTATGTGGATAACCCAATACTACATTACAAATTATCAATGGTTCTTTAGTCATATTTTCCTCTTTATCGCATGCTGGAATTGCTTCCTGTTTTTGGCTGAGGTATAGGGACTTGAACCCCAAATGCCAGAATCAAAATCTGGTGTGTTACCAATTACACCATACCCCAAATGTTTCTTTACGTATTCCAGTTCAACTTCGAACGCAAAATTCCTACTACGTCTTGAAGAACATTCTGCTCAGATTCGTCACCACGAAGTTCAATACCTTCATATACGATGATGTCACGGGCAGCATTAATACATTCACCAAGCCAGTTAGTTCCTTGCCAGTTCGCAGGGTTTTCGATACCGGGTGTGTTTTCTGCCAATCCAATTCCCCAAATTTTATCATAAGGGCTTGCTTCAACAAAGAACTTCCCTTTGTTATCTTCGAGGAATGACGCAAATTCTGGATTCTGTGTGAACTTATTATAGTTTCCCAACGTAACATAATCACGAGCGAAAGTTTCCCAAACATACATGTCAAAGTTTTTAACTTGGCGACCAAGTTTCTTTTGTTCGCTTGGAGAATCGGTTGCCATGATTTTAGCATACGTTTCATCGTCACCAAATACCTTAGCTTTTGCTGCCATCATGAACTGTTCGGCGGTGTTGAATGTTTCACCAAATTCTTCAAACGGTGATTCAATCCACTGCGAACAATAACCACCCCAAAAGAAATAGTAGTCGGGGTTATCGAACACCGAAATATCTTTATCTAAATCCATTGTGTTTTCCTCTTTTATTTTTTATAATTTGGGTGCCCTCGACAGGATTCGAACCTGCATTGTTTAGCTTAGAAGGCCGACCGTTTCCAATTGACTCACAAGGGCAATATTTCTTTCATTTCATTAACGTACAATTCCAATTCTATATCCAACTTATTCGTTCGGACGTAGATGTAATCACCGCAACGGTGATATACGGTTGCAATCATATCGTTAGCACGCAAAATATCTTTGTGGACATCTACGCGTGTAATTTCTATAGTTTCGCCAATTTTTGGGTATCTATTCATAATAATTTAAATTGTGCAAAATTAATACTATCATATGTATATATGTTTGTCAATACCAAGTCCTTCCGATTGTTATATGTTGCTTCCATTTAGATGGAAATCCAAATTCATCACGAATTTGTTTCAAGAGTGGACAATCAACTTCAACAAACCAATAGTGGTCAGGGCGGTCGCCGCCTGTCGTATCACCAGACTGTCGTACATGGTGCTTATACTTAAATTCAATTTTTTGTCCGTCGTATTTCTTCCAAAGATATTCTAACTCTTTGGGTGGTTTTTCGCCACGGATGATAGAAATGTGCGCATCCCAAGAAGGTTGCTTCAGGTCTACCCATAATTCTTTCATAACCCACCAGCGGAAGTAGCGTGTAATCTCGCGGTCAATTTCTACAACCGCCCACCAGTTCGTTCGCTTTTTCATACCCCCACGGTAGGGGTCATATTTAATAATACCCGTACCAGTGTGCCACATTATATCATTCCTCGTACCGTTCTTTCCGCCACTTGCGTTGTGCTTTGGCAGATGATAGTGTTAATCGTGCGCATAGTTCCTGTGCATTCGTTGCGTCGTCTTGCGACCCCATACCCGATGGAACAGTGTATGTTTTTCTTGCATCGTTCATAAAGATATTAAAAAAAGCAAACCGTAGTGCGTTGTTAAGAACGCCATCGTATAAATCTGATTTCTCTTCACGCAGGGTTGCTAATATAGCTATAACATCAACAGGTCTACCGACTGCCATCATGCCATGATTCTTATAACCAATAAGGTTTGCGGTAACAGTGTCGGCGCTACCATCGTACATCTTATACCGCCTTATACTTTGTCTAATTATTATTTCTTCTTTGTCTAATCCATCTTCGTCGATTGGTTCAAGAAGTTCATCGAGAGCTTGGGTGAATTCGCTAACATCTATTTTGTCAATCGTAAGATTATTTCTTGAGTCCCAACATGTACCAAATTTTGTCTTTGCAACTATGCCGTCATATACATCTTTACGAACGACGATATGTTTAACACTACATAGTTCTGGTCCAAGTTCACTTCTTATGGGATTCTTAATATAGAACCGACCTTCATGGTCAAGTCGAAACATGTATTCTATGTCAAAGTCTTCTTTTTTCGCGGGGATGTCATGATATTCATTTTCACCAACTTCCATTTCGTGTAAGTTTTCGCAAAGCTTGTCAACTATAATGTTGAGGGCTGGACCTTGGCAATTTTCAACAGAACCATAATCATTGTATGTTCCACTGAATGTTAGCGGAATTGGCGTCCAACTCGTGTCGGGGTAGCAATAAGAACCTCTGTCATGATTAAAACTGGGTGTCCTTAGTAAGATGACTTCAACTTCTTCATTTTCAAAGATTGGTAAGTTTGTTATCGCGCATGTATGATTCCAACAGCCCATAATATTCTCTTTTAGGTTAAATACTTGTGAAGTGTAACAGACTGTAACCTAAATGTCAAGCGGTTTAATCAGTTACTAAAAATTGTCCACATGCCGCTTTAACTTCTGAACCAGCAGATATCTGCACCTTGATGTAAGGATGTACTTCCATTAATCGTTTGATAATGTTCTTGAAGTTATCACTTTCATGGATGTATGTCGATACTTCGCAAGTATTATAGCGAAGGATACGCAATTCATATTTGTCCAGACCATACTGTTTGATTAATGAGATTAGTGCCTCGATTTCTTCTTCGGTATCATTGAACCCATCCATAAACATATGGTGGAAAATAACATTGTGTTTGTTATCTTCTGAATATTCCAACAATGCAGGGATAGCTTCATCAAGCGGCAGGGCATTGGGTATCAGGTTATCACGGGATGATTGTATCGCAGAGTGTAGTGAATAAAATAATCTGAACCTGCTACGACTTGGGTACGTTAATGCCAAGTTACTAAATTCTTTATCACGATGGACGAGGATATCACTGTGTGGATTCAGGGGGTACTTTGCCAACTTCTGTTCTAGTTGTTTTAAACGTAAAAACGTTGGCGTCAGGTCTTTGATTTTTGGCATAACAGTGGACATATCCACACCATCTAAACCAACAGCATACTCATTTTCCATGATAGTGTCCAACAAACTTTCAGTAACTATCAATGAACGGAAAGTGTTGATAAATGCATCGCCCATACCCATCCAACAAATTTTCACAAACTTGTTGCGGATTTCAGGCATACCATTTTTCTGTACAGAATCAAGTCGAGCAATGATTGCTTCTTTGATATTTGCCACAATCCCATCAGCGTGCAACTTTTGATACTTCATGTCTTTGAGTGTTAAGTAACAAAACTTACACTTCATATAACAGCCAGCAGAATCGGAAACAAATATGCTATATTTGTTGCGGTCCGTTTCATTTAAGGTAAATGTACCATCATCGTGCATGTGTGTGTCGCAACTGGAAACAGTTTTGATTGCTGTTTCGCTATTATCTGCGTGAATGAATTTGGTTACAGTCTGGTCATCGGAAAATAATATGTCTTTCATGGTAGGGCATGCTACCACAAAAATTGACACAAATCAAGCGTTTTTAACGTTTTGGGAATACTTTATACCAAGTAATGATAGCAACCAGTATTAAGTTCATACCATAATTGGCTATAAGAGGATATTGTCTATCTGGTAAGATGTATACAAAAACGAGGATTTCGCCAAGTCCCCACATTAAAAGGAACCAACTCGACAACCCATCCGAATTTTTATCTATGATGCTTTTTAATGCTTGCGGAAACGCACAGACTGCCAATAAAATTGACCCTACCCATCCCACATATTCCATACATTCCCTACTTTTTAATTGGCTGGCGTACTTGGATTTGAACCAAGGTTTCAACGGTCAGAGCGTCGCGTGATAAACCACTACACTATACACCAGTAATTCTTTTTATGCAAGGGTAAATACAACAATACCTGCAATAATTAATGCACCTACCAGATACATCCATACCTTGGATTTCTTTGGTTCTTCGGCAACAAGATTTAAAGCCTCAACTGGCGCCGTTTCTGGTTCTTGTAAGCCCGTACCAATATATATTGGTTCCAAAAATTTAGTAGCGAACAGGTCACCAGAGCCATTAAGTTCTGGGCGCTGTGTATAACCATATTTCACCATGGAAGCATTCATCTCATCAATAATCGTTTGGTGGGTCGCGTCGTAATTGTTGTTTTTAAGGCTTTGTGATAGGTAATATGTAGCTGCACCCATATACTTGTTATTAATCCATGCGTCTGCGCTTGTCTGGTGAGATTGACAGCCACTAATAAGCAACCCTGTGTTGTTGACGTCCCTAGATTGTACAGAACGCGGACGTGGCTGTAGATTAATACCACGTCCTCTATTGGCGATGTCGGCTGGCATTGGCAGATAACGGTTGCGGGTTTCAGGAGCTGCGAGTTCGCGAGCATCACCAAGTGGTTGATATTGGTTATCTTGGTCTAACCCTGTGCCAGAATTACAACAGTCAAGGACAACAGTCAAAGCAACGCCATTTGGTACTTTATTAAAGATACGTTTCAAATCATCATCGCGGATGACTTTATCACGCCAGTTAAGGTCAACAGGGCAAATAATTTCGTCCAAACCATCAGGTTCAACATCAGCTTCGTAAGTCTGGTTAACCAATTGGGAACCGTGACCACTGTAATGAAAATAAAGAACATCGCCTGCTTTGGTATCGGCTACAAGCCATTCTAAGCGTTCCAATATGGCGGCGGTAGTAGCGGAAGCATCAGTAAGCATACGACGCTGTGTGGCGTCTGTGAACCCGTAGTGTTCGGTTAGAATGTCTGCCATGAGATTGACATCATTGACGCAACCTTGTAATGGATATGTTGTGCCGGGATAGTTGATACCGACTAAAAGTGCTCTGCGTGTTGACATAATATTCTCCTTGTTATATGGGAATATTTATCAATTAGGTTACAGAATCAGGAAAAGTAGCAATTGGACAAAAGGTAGCCAATGAAAACAATCATTGCGAATGCCACCAAATAACCTAAAATATTTCCTGCATCTTCTTTGTCTTGTTTGTTCATTGTAAACCCCCCTTCCCTGTGGTATCATATTATTTATGATTAGGTTATGATTTCTGACAGCCGTTTTTTATGATGGGGTGCTTTTATACACACAATCCAACAATTATGGTGGGCGCGGAAATATATTGATTGGGTGGATTTGCCTATGGCAAGGCATATTTCTTCAAGTGGTTCCTTAATGGTACAGAAGATGTACCGGTTTCCACTAATTCCTACTTTTGTTGTGGGGATATGACTCACTATTTTATTCACGCGTGTCATATCCCCTATCAGGATTCAAACCTAAACTACCCATCAATCGGCTGGTACGGAGGTCAGTTACACTATAGGGGCAATTATTTGGCAGGCTGACAGGGAATCGAACCCCAGTCAAGACGTTTGGAATGTCTCATGTTACCACTACACCATCAGCCCATTGTTTGGCGACCCGTGAGGGATTCGAACCCCCAATGTCCTTTCGGACGCCGGTTTTGGAGACCGGTGCAATACCAGTTATGCGAACGAGCCATTGTTCTTATTCCCACCAATGTGGGGTTGTTCTATTCTTCCAAGCGGCAATTGCACGCTTGTCATTCATATAGTATTTACGATATGAATCTACGGCGTTGGCGGACTTATAGTCATCTGGCATTGCTAACCTAAAATCTGTCAGCCCAATGTCATCAATGTTCGGTTGCGGTAACCCACATACCACATCATAAGATTTATGATTGACGGTCTTGGCATATCTGAAGCAATATTCTTCGTTCAATGCGGATGTCAAATCGCGTAGCCAAATCCAGTTGGATAAAGATTCCCTGACCCAAATAGAACAGGGGTGGTTTTGATGGGTCAAACGATAGCCAGCGTCAATGCCAGATAGTCTAACAGCCCCACTGAGTAATTGTGCTGATTCGAGTATCATTTTAACGACGTGCTTATCGACATGATATTCGGCACACAATTGGATATTGGTATCTAAGACAAATATATTCATTGTGGTAGTATACCACAATTAGGTTAAAGTGTCAATATTATTGGCAGAGAGTATGGGATTTGAACCCATGGTGCCAAGTTTTTGCCTGACACACTTCGTTTCCAACGAAGCACAATAAGCCACTCTGTCAACTCTCTATAATTTTTACATTCCTAATAGTTCCGCCTTGTTGTAGGCGGTGGAAATTCTTTCTTCACTTACTTTGAAATAATCGTCATCTTGTTCCATTCCAATAAATTGCCTTCCTGTGTTTGCGGCGGCAACTCCTGTCGAGCCTGACCCCATTGTGTTGTCTAAAACAACATCACCTTCGTTAGAATAGGTTCTAATTAAGTATTCGAGTAGCTTAACAGGTTTCTGTGTAGGATGCAATGCTAATTTTTGCTTATCTGTGGGAAACTGCAACACCGACCGTGGATATCGTTCCGTAGAACCACCACCAGAAATACCAACCTGTGTTTTGCCATATATTTCGCCATCGTCTTGATGCTTGGTATAGCTATTCACTGGCTTATGTCCTGTAGTCATTTGTGGGTTATACGTCGGTAGGCTATCATAAAAGACCATGATATTTTCATGAGCTTTCATAGGCATCTTCTTAGCGTTAAGGTGTCCAGTTGCCGTTGACTTTTCCCAAATCCATTCATATCGCAAATCTTTTAAGTTACTATTCCCCAAAGTTATATTAAATGGAATTTGCGCAAATAAAAGAATCGCAGCGTTGTATTTGGTTACCCATGCGTATTGCGACCACAATTTATCTAAGTCTATCACGGAATCCCATTTACAATTAGTGGTGCCGAACGGCAAATCGCAGACAACTAAGTCTACAATCCCATCTTCAAGATGGTGCATAAGTTCGAGGCAGTCGCCGTGGAGAAGTGTGTGGTTACTCATTATGGCAGTATATCAAGGATTTCATATACTGTCAAGGATTTTGGCGGAAGAAGGGGGATTCGAACCCCCACGCCAGCTTTTTACACTGACCGACTGTTTTCAAGACAGCTGCCGGTACCCAGAATTTTTCGGCTTACTCTTCCAATAATTTAATCGTTCGGACGTGTTTTCACAACTTCCGTAAGTTCATCTTGATTGATATACCAAAATGGACGTTTTCCATCAGGATATTGCATCTTACCAAAATCACCCGGATGGGTAGCGAGGTGTGCAACAACCCTATAAATGTTTGTCATGTTTGAATCATCCCATGCATCGTCGCGGCGGGCACGCATGAATATAACAAGGGGGAATAGAATCAACCCCAAGAAGAATGACAAAACACCAACAACAATTGCAATTATTACAACATTCATTATTGGTCCATCATCTTAACGATGCGCTGTAATGAACCGCGAATCCTATTAAGGTTACCCATTACGCGGGACTTGTTTCTAGTCCTCGAAGAACTATCGGGCATCTTGTTTAGGATAACCATGGCTTTCTTTACTGCCACCATTTGTTTAACAGCATCTTCAAGTGCTGATGACACGTCGTCATCAAGCGTAAAGATAGCATCATCTGCCATACCCGGTTGTGGCATGTGTCTACCTGTAACGTTGGCTGGCATCCCAATTTCTTCGTTTATTTGTATAAACAAGGCATTGATACTTTCTGTCAGTTCAGCATAATAGCTTTCAAATTCTTCATCAACGAAGTTTATATTCTTAACTTGTTCTAATAACATTAATGTTTCTCCAAATATGTCATGTATTTATACAAAATATATCATGGAATGCAAAAAGCCCACAGAAGTGGGCTTTTAATTTTCAAATACTAAAATGTATTAAAATGTTATGTTAACTGTATCAGTAACGGGGGTGCCACTAATTGTAACAGTTGCTGTTATTACGTGTGCTGTTGCTGGTGAACCACCACCTGTTGTTAGGACTGCTGCAACATTTGCGCCTGTTCCAAGTGCGCCATCTACGGACGATGTCCATACGATAGTTGATGAAACATCACCAAGTAAATCGTCAAGTGCCTTACCCCTAAGAGTTACATTACCTGCAAGTGGCGAACCGCTTGCTACAACCACGAAACCGCCTACTGGTGAAAGAATTTCAACGGTGTGTATCAACCCGCCTGCGCCGTAACGTCCTTTTTTTGCTTTCATACGAGGTGATAGACCCATATTATTTCTCCTTAAATTTTAACTTGTTAATTGTAATAGTATTTATACTTTTAGTAAAAACTATTACAATTTTATTGGCACCCTCGACAGGAGTTGAACCTGCATGGTTCCAGTTAACCTTTCTACTGGTTCGAAGCCAGAGGGTTTACAAGGGCATTATTTGGAGGAAGGCAGTGGATTCGAACCACACCCGGCAATACCGAGCAATCTGATTAGCAATCAGTTTCTACGCCTTGTAGATTTACCTTCCATTGAATCAATATTTTCTTAATTTTTTTCTTTGTTGACTGCTCGCCGTTCTTCGAAGAGTTCATCGTAAAAGGGCAAATGACTTTTCCATAGATATATAATCGCCGGGTCTGTTTTTCCTTTTTCTTTTGCAAACGACCTAATCGAAGAATGGTTACTAGCAATAAACTCAGGAAGGACAATTAGCCTCTCTGTCACGCTTCCAATATTTGTTTGGAGCAGGGGATGGGATTCGAACCCACGGCATCTTCGTTGGCAACGAAGTGCTCTACCAGACTGAGCTACACCTGCATATCTTTTATTTATCACAACGACAATTTCATATAAGCAAATAGTTCCTTATGGCGGTTTTTTAGTACCCGCATAAGAAAAATATACGCGTATGCTTCACCTTTTCGGAACGCTTTGGTTTTTGGGTCGTACCCATATCCTGCGTATTGTATATTAATACGAATAGCATTCCACTCATCAAAAAGTCCATGTAAGTCAACAAGAGATGTGCATGCACCAAGGTCTGAAATGGCTTTTCGAATGACTGTCATTGCATGAATAGAATCAAGTTCGTTGGCTGTCAGTGTGCCCAAAACAGCATTGTCTTGATATTTGTCATAAGGACAGGACAATTGAAAGTTTAGCTTAATAGCTTCGAGTTTCAAATCCTGCATAAAATCATCGACTAAAGTAGTATCCATTACTTTCTACTTTTTAGATATTCTTTCTCTTCGGGTGTAAGGTCAACAACGAGCACTGGTACTTCGGTTATTCCCGCTTCTTCGGCTGCTAACGCGCGGTGTAATCCCTCTTGGGATAACCGACCTTTGGAATAATCCAATGTCAAAATTGGAAACTTTGTTCCACCTTTCATCAACTCTGCATACTTACTTATCGTAACTGGGTCTCTATGACTTAATATATCTTCGCGAGTAACGTTCTTTGCTTTCATTACCGCGCTGATATATTCGGCTGGTGGCATGTTCACTAACTTAGATTGTAACCCCTTTTGTTGTGCAAAGTAATCTGGGTTCTTCATCATGTCGTCGTAAAATGGCATTTCTGTTGTGTCGGCATGGAACGAACCGTTTTCGTTTAATATTTCATATATTTTCATATACCTATTTATATTAAATTTGATATTTGGTACCCAACCCCGGAGTCGAACCGGGAAACATATCACTACGTTTTGAGCGTAGCCGCTTTACCAAATTGCGTAGTTGGGCATGAAAAAGGCACCCGAAGATGCCTTTTTGATTTTCTTAATTTGATTAAGGCTTACCGTCTGGCAGGCATATTAATCAACGGCTTTACACCAGTTCCATTTGTGAAGTCAATGATACAGGTGTTATTCTGACACGCTGCCACCATAGCATCGAGTTCGCGAATACGCATAATGTTGGGTGACAAGGAACCAGCCAATGCGTTATTTGCTTCGGCTTCTTGTGCCTTAATTTCAACTTCTTTTTTCTTGGCTTCCAATTCTTTATCTTTCTTAATTGCCAGCTGGATTGACTGTTCTAAAGAACTATCCGTTTTCGCCTGCTTGATGATAACTTTTGTAATCGTAAACACGGTTGGGTCATCTACGTTAAGCATATCCTGCAAAAGATTCCGAACCCTACTGCTTAGTGCCGCGCGATTTTTGTGAATCAACAACGAATCAAGCTCGGCTGCCGCTTTGTATATTGCTTCGCGACCTTGTGCTTGTACAAGCCTATACGCGGGGTATGTATAGCCATTTGTTTTTACTTGCGCGTTCGCATATTTTATTTTGAGTGAGGGCATTGCTTGGATGTCTGTCATGTAATAAATTTCTACATCCAAATCTTCCATTGTAAGATTATCACCAGCCTTTGGTGTCATATTCTCAAGCTCAATCATGATTTCCTTACCGACCCATTCATCAACATCTGATATGAGTGCGGTATAGAAACCCGCCGGTACGATTTCGGTCTTAACCTGATTGTCCCATGAAGTACGGACACCAGCATTATTTGTATCAATAGCACCACAACCGACTACCGTAAGCGAGATGGTAGCCAGTGCGATAAATTTTAATATTTTGTTCATTGTATTACCTATGTGTTATGCGACTTCACCAAGATATACGAGTATCGAAATGATACCCGACAATATAGCGGCAAAGACTAATTTGCCTGCTACCTTAACGTCAGACTTAGTAATTTCTTTATAACCAAAAACCAACGCAGACATTATTGTAAACAGGATGAGGAATAATGCAAGTAAGCGCATTATAATATACCGCGCATCCGCAGGACGGTGCGGGCAGACTGATGCCATCTACTTTTGTCTTTTGCTTCAAGCACAGCTTGTAACTCAGCAGTTTTCATAGCATTCGCGGCCTTGCCCGTTTTGCGTGTTCCGATGCGCAATTTTGCAGGAACTTTTTGCTTATGAATATTGTTGTTTATTTTCGTAATCTTATTATTTTTTGGCATTTCTTAATCCTTTGTTAATTTACATCAATATCCTATCAGAAAGTAACATCCTTGTCAAGTTGTTTTTACCAGTAGTTGTACTGAAGGTCGCGCGACCATGGTTCGAACATAGGTTCGTCGTTACAATCGCGGATTGCACATCTAAGTATTTGTTTGTTTTTGTTGCGCTTGCTGCGGTTAAGGTCGCGACGAAATTCAGCATCGATGGCCCAACCTATTACTGGGTTGTCGGCGTGATAACGCGCCAGCTCACGTTTAAGTTCCTGTCCTTCGAAATAGCGACGGTAGTATGCACATCGATGGTGACCGAAGGTTCCGTAATATTCGCGTTCAAAAGTCCAGTTAAACTCTTCGTATGAATTTTTTCTTCTGTATGTTCTGCTCATGTGTGATTCTCCGATTGTGATTACACATTCGAGAATCACAGCTATGATAAATTTTCATATTATTCCTTATCTTCAGGAACATGGTGTCCATGTTCAAAAAAGTATTTATTTCTTTTGCGGAACTTTCCATTGACCCAAAAACCCCATTGGCGTTTTTCTGGTCCTGTTATCAGGAAAGTCCAACAATCTTTAGTCAAAACTTTAACGCTATGTTGGTGTTCTGCCTTGCGGAATTTGATGTTACCTGCGGAACACATATCGTTTCCAGTTGGTGAAACATCTTCATACTTGCCCCAAAGGACAAATGTAATGAACGACCAAGCATGGTCGTGTGGATATCTTAGGTCGTCCGACGACCGCCAGTGATGTAACCTAAATGATATGAATCCTAAATCAAGTACCCAACGGATAAGATAAGGATTTTCTTTTAAACCAAGTTTTTCGTTCTATGTAAATTTCATTTCTTCTGACTCCACGTCTTTTGTTGTTAAATTTATTTCTTTACCGTCCAATTGAAACGTTGAAACTACTTCTGTACTTATAATTGCTTCTGGTTGGATTTCTATCTTACAAAATCTATACATACAAGGCGAATAATGGATATTCTGTTTACGGTCTTCGTAAGCATTTACAGCATTTTCATACGTGTAGAATCGCCAGTCAATGCTTTTTCCACCCCACACAAACCAACATTCGTAGTCATCATTCCATTCTTGTACTGTCCAGCGCTCCTGTGTCATTTTGAATACATCGATGCAATGTGGCAGGCTTTACCATCCACAATTGGTGTATCATCATACAATGATATTTCTGATACTTTAACCGTTCGGTCTGGATTAGACTGTGTAGGTACTGGTAATATTGCAGTCCAGTTAAACGCCCTGTCTATAATACCAGAACCATCGAGAGGAATAAGAACCATATTAGCAATCATAATAACCACCTTTTTAAAAATTGGCGCGCGAGGGGGAATTTAACCGTTGTAGCGACTTGCAAATCAACTACACCCATCCATCAGATTAAGAGTCTGCTGCCTTACCTAACACGTTTACGACATTGGCCAGATGTCTGCTATATTAAGTTATTAGACCATCACGCATAAATTGGAGCGACGGGGTGGACTTGAACCACCACTCTGCCCCTATCGGGGGCTGCTACTTACTACGATTTAGTCGCTATCGTCAGAGTCTGGAGCGACCAGAGAATATGATAGTACGTCCATCAGTAGTACGATTGTTTACTAGGAATGCATTGTTCGACAACACACCAGTTATAGCTACCGTCGCATATTTTAAATTGGTCCCCGTGACGGGATTTGAACCTAAGTCCGGTTTCTTGTTACGTCACCATGGTGTACTGCCACAGAATATAACCGTCTACCTTTCTACGTGACCTCCGCCTTGTATGTTAACTACTTGGGCGGCGCTCTACCAACTGAGCTACACGGAGATAGTGTGTGTACTGTAACATAGTGTAACCTATTTGTCAAGTACTAATTTGGAGCGGGCAGACGGGATTCGAACCCGCATGTCTTTCGACGATAGCTTGGAAGGCTACGAGGCTACCAACTGCCAAACACCCGCATATAATCAATAGCCGCTTTCGATACGGCATTTCCACGAGCCTACGTGGCGTCCTCCCTTTAGACGACATTAATTATATTATTCTGATATTGGCTTAATTAAGCCATATCACCGAACACAGCTTTTTCGATGCGTTCGTATGTTCCACCAAGGTACCCATAAACTCTTTTGCCGATGCGATACAGAATGTCGCCGAAGAAAGTACCAATGATACTGAACGGCCAGTGACCTATCCATGACATTAATCTTGCCTTATTGTTTCTTGCATAAGAGTTGCTCGGTCTTTCTTTTCGCTCGTGTTCTTTCATGTCATCGCGTACATTGGTAAGGTACAAATACCATTTGAACAGTGACCAAACACCACCAACAACAAAATACCCAAAAAAGAACAAGAGCATTGCGCCAAGGTTTTGCCATACAAGGACAAATGGGTTGTGGTCACCCGCTACCCAAACCAAAGCTGCTGTGCCGATTATCATCAGCGCCGTACCAAACGTTGCGCTTTCATTTTCTACCAATGCTGCGTCAATAAGACACAATACGACGAAGATACCTAAGCCCCACCAAGGCCACATAAGTAGCCCCATAAACAATCCAAGCGTGAATTCCATTATTTTTACCTCTATATTTTATAAGTTAATTTATTATTCGTTCTCATGAAGTGGCATACAAGACACTTCCGATAACACGTTATATATTCTAAACAATCTCCAACGGAACCACTGCACAGTGATATCACATTTAGGAAGCTGGTCTGGAATTGCTGCTTCTACTTCTTCTGGATAGTATACCGTCCTTTGATGTAAAGTTTGGCATGAATTTTCACTCGTTTGTTGATTAAGTGGCAACATTATACCCTAAATAGATATTGATGTCAAGGGGGGTTTAAAGAAAATAACCTAATTATTTGGTGCGCCACGGGGGACTCGAACCCCCACGCCCTTGCGGACAGGAGGGTCTAAGCCTCCCAAGACTACCAATTCCATCAGCGGCGCATATTATTTTGTCGGGCGAGGTAGGATTCGAACCTACAAATGTGGTGCGTATTCGATACTTTATTCTCCCTATACAAGTGCACTCATATAGGTACCGGCAACCGTTACAAACCCACCTTGGATAACAATCCCAAGTACGTCTACCAAAATTCCGTCACTCCCCGATTATTTTGGCGCCAATGATGGGACTCGAACCCACCTATATCTCGCAGACAACGAGGTGCACTCCCTGAGTGCTACATTGGCATATATGTATTAATGTATATGTTTTAATAAATGCGGAACCGACGGGAGTTGAACCCGCACAACCTTCCGTGACAGGGAAGTGCACTACCAATTATGCTACGGCTCCAAGACATGCGAACGTTTTACCAGCCTATTGTATCTCAACCTTACGGTGAACGTTTCCAGTGACTACAGTATCTCATCATGTTTTAAAATTGGCGCCCACGGCAGGGTTCGAACCTGCATGTGTCCAGTTAACCTTTCAACACGTTCGTAGCGTGAGGGTATACGTAGGCATTAATTTGAAATTATATTTCTTATGGTATAATAGTTTCCACCAGAATCATTACATTTCAGAAAATGACAAATCTTGCGCGGTGAAATTCCTGCGGCGGATGCTTCTATAATAAATTTACTATTTTCGATTAAGTTGTTATATACAATACCATACTTAAATGCAATTGAATCCACCAATTTCGATGTAGCGGCATCCTTTTTTGTTTGTATAATATTTGCATGTTCCGCTTTACATTTATTAGAACAAAATTTCTTATTGTGTGATGTATATTCGAATTCAATTTTACATTTTTTACATTCTTTTTTGGATGGTGCCCATTTGAGCTTTCTTCCTTCAAACCAACCATTGGGCAACTTATCATTTTTGGGTATCTTTTTACTCTTTTGCAAAGCGTTATTATAAATCCATCTGGTATTGTATTGCGAATTTTTATTTCCAAGTTGGGCGTCTGACATAACCGCAGAAAAATTACTTCTAAGAGATTCATACAAATGCGAATTAAAATATCGCCCGTGCGGTGAAGGGGTTGCCTTCATCATCAAAAAAGCATGATTCATTTTATACCATTCAAAAGTTTCTGGTTGATACATTTTTGCAAGCAAATAGTGACATATGAAGTGCTCGCGGGGGGTTAATTCAACAAGGTTGGTACATTCATTAGTACCACCAAGTGACCTCGGAACAATATGATGATTTTCAAAATAACCAACACATTCTTTTCGACCAACCGCCTTAGCGATAATGTTATTATAAAGTTTAGTATAGTTCATTATTTCCTACGAATTGGATTATGAAAGTATTTATACTTTACATATTTTAATTCGTAGGAAATAATTTAAGTTAGGATGATAACATGACATTTCTGTACTGTTAACATGGTGTGAGAGGTTATCTTCCTAATTGAGCTAAACGCTGACGCAGATAGCGTAGCGTTGCAATGTCCTGCGTCGTTGCAGTACCATCGTTTACCTTTTGTTGAAGGTATGTAATTTGTTGTTGAAGTTCCTGCACATACATGTCCGTTGACATTCCAGATTGTACATTATGACTATAAAACGTTCCAAATAAAACAAATAATACGCAAAGAGTTATTACTATCTTCTTGAACATGATTCAGCCTCCTATAAATGAATTACCTTTGTTTCCAAAGCAAGTTTCTTGGCTTTTAATTCTGCTAGGCGACGGTCTATGTTAGTCTTTTTTGCTTTATCGTAATCAGTGGCTGTACCTATTTGAATCTTGATTTCCAGACTCATAAGGTCGTCTTCATAACGCATGATAGCGACATTTAATATTTCAACTGATATGGTATCAGATTTTCGTTCAAGTTCACCTTCGGTAACAAAATCATCAAGTTTTTCATAAACAGTATATAGCGATGCGGCGGCGCCGACAATCATCGATACTATTGTTAATACCGATATGATGGATGTGATTGGGTTTTCCTTTATTGCACGTATCATATAAATCTCCTGTATTGGGTATTTATATGATTTAGGTTAAAATTGGTGGAACCTGACAGATTCGAACTGACCTCTCCGTGGCTTCAACACGGCGCTAATCCAACTCAGCTAAGGTTCCAATTGGTAGGACAGGTTGGATTTGAACCAACAACACCAAGACCTTCAATCGAGTGCTCTACCAATTGGAGCTACTGTCCCACTATTTTATTATTTCAACTTTAATACTACGATAATAATCACTTACGTTTTCTGTAGCGAACTTACCGTATCGTGTCATGAAAGTAAGCACGGGGTCATATGTTGTTGGATGCAAGCCAAATCCGCCTGTCATCAGGGGTACATAAGGACAATAGATATAACCATTATCAGCTTCGCCTGATTTCCCCTTATATCCAATTAATATTTCATCGTCGGGTATATCCGCTACTAAAATATCAACAGTTTCACTCATCGTACCAACTTTTGTTATGTTGTGCATTTCGCACTTATCGACCAACGTCTGGTCAATTTTTATAGTAGACTCTTCCGATAACATAGTTGCCGTTGCTTCTGAAACGACAACCCAATTGCCATGTGCGCGGCGCGACCATAATGCGATAGCCGAACAATTAGAACGGATTCGGCAAACTAACTTCGTAAGTTCGTTGGCTTTGTCCGCAGTGGTTGTATCATATTTAACAATTTCCGCTTCGGGAGCAACCGTCTTCAAATCACAAAGCACTTCATTGATAATTTCCTTTCTAATCTCTTGGGACAATGCCAAACATTGTTCTGCTTCAAGGTCAATACCATAACAATGTGATTGTAATTTGCGGGAACCAGCTTCAATTTCAAGCTTATCAATTTCAAGCTTCATTCTTTTATCTTTATCTGTATGATACTGCATCACAAACACAGAATCCACAGGATTGTTCATCGGTTGCACACCAACTAGATGTCTTATGGGGAGGTCATCAATTATTCTTCGAACTATTGGAATTATAGTATTTCTTATCTGCGCGTATTCGTGCCTTTGATTTGTAGATTTGGCGTATGTACACCGTTGTAAATAATCCCATTGTTGCTGCAAAACGGGTTTCAATATCATCTTAGCATATCGTTCGTCTACACCTTCAAGAAGAATGGGTAGTGCTTCTTCCCACATAGAATTATCAATTTCTTTTTCTTTGTCCATTATTTTTTCGTTGACCTGTTCGCTGGGTTTCATATCGATTCGTCCAGTTGTGGTTCGTCGATTTCTTCTTCTATACACCCAAGCAAACTACCACTGAACTTAATTGTACTATAATAATCCGAAGCATTGTCGATTTTTTTAGTTCCATATCGTGTCATGAGACTAACGTGCGGCTTCATTGCACGCTTTGCGGCAGCACGTAGTAATACTTGTTGTAAGTCTTGACCTTGGACTTTTAATGCAAGGTGGCGTAATTTTGATAGTTTAGTCTGGTATTCCATATTAATTCTCGTAAGTTCTTGTTATGTACAAGGTATTTACAAGTTTAAAAATTGGACTTACTGATTGAATTTGGGGTGAGTGAGGGGAGTCGAACCCCCATCTTTCACATTCACAGTGTGGGGCTTTAACCAATTAAGCTACACTCACCATAACGAAATGTTCCAAGGACATTCAGGAACATTCCAAATAAGTTACACCATAGATTATATCAGTAATGGCGCTGGCAGGCGTCAAAATCAATACAACCGATGGTGTTTTCCCGATAAGATTACAACCACCTGCCAGTGGGTTTGTCTTATCTCGCGTATCAGTAGGATTCGAACCCACGTTTTCCAGTCTCATGCCGGACGTGTTATGCCAATTATACTATGATACACTATTCTTTTTGGTTGTCACGGTGGTGCTCGAAACCACATTTTCCAGTTTATGAAACTGACTCTCTTCCTCTTGAGATACGTGACAATATTATGTAATTTTTCTACCACCTATCCAACCATGATTAATATGTTCTTGTAGTTCAGATTTATTAATCTTTTTAGTAATATTTTCGGTCGGAGATGATACCCAACATGTACCATATTGTGAATTGTTTTTTCCACTACTTTTCCCCTTTTTAGCATCAGACATTTTTCGTTTTGTTTCTTCTGAATGTTTTTTTTTTCATTCCAATATGCATTACCTTGTGCGGCGGCTTTACATCTCCCACGATACCACTTTCTATATTCGGAGTCTTCCTTTAATCGCTTATGGTGTTTGTTGCTATTCTTTTTGTTCCATTCATCCCCACCAGCTGCAATATATCCTATTTTTGCGATGCGAATTCTTTCTTCCTTTGTCATAACTTCATTACAACGACCCCAATCACCCCTACCACCTACCGTCAAGTTCATACACATATCTTCATCTAATAGTCGCTTATTGACTATTTCTTCTTCTCTTTTTTTAAGTGATTCTCTATCTAATAAATATTCTAAAATTTCTGTTTTGTGATTTTCTTTACCGTGTTTATTAATTGAATACCATAATCGTTTACCAGAGCCAATATACCCGTCGTTTAAGTTATCCGTTGAATGCATACCAATATAGAACTTATTGTTTAGTATATTGGTTGTCTTATAGATATAATGATATTTCTTTTGTTTTCTTGGCATAATTGTTCCTCTTTGATGTATTTATCAAAGAGGAACAAAACGTCAACTGGTAGCGGGGGCAGGATTCGAACCTGCGTTCTAAGGGTTATGAGCCGATTGAGATGACCAGACTTCTCCACCCCGCTATAGTTTTTTAATTCCTTTCTTCCATTGGTGGACTTCAATATGAAGATTTCTTAATTCCTCTCTTCGGCTATCCATCATGGTTCTGTAAAACTGTTTGTCTTCAGCAATTCTTTTTTCATGAGAGTTATTTGAACGACTGGTTCCGAATCTCCATATACGTTCGACTCGCTCACACTCTTCGTCAGAGTCATCCCATTGTTTGTTGAATACACGCTGAAATTCTTCTTTCATTGCTAGGTATTCGCCGCACCAACAGAGTCCTCTACCACAGCCACCACCATCACACCAGCCACCATCTATTTTAGGGAACTCTTTTGAATCAGACATTACGATTACCTTTATGTTATTAAGAAACTGGAAGCGGGAGTTGGATTTGAACCAACG